AGTTAAAAGATACATCATTGGACGCTATTACTGTTATTAAAAACATCAGCATGTTAGGCATTGCTAACAACGGTAAGATGCAGTATAAATTAGTTGCCAACGCAACTATCACTGGCGGCAGTTGGGTAGAAGATACGGGTGAGCATGTAGCTTACAATATTACTGCTAACACAATGAGCGGTGGTCATACATTAACCACAGGTTATGTTGGTATTAATAACCAAAGCGGTCAGACCATTGATTTGGCTACTGGTGATTTTGATTACCAACTTGAAAGAAACGGATTATCAAACACCGCTATCACTTATACTCTTGCAGTAGCAGCCGCAGCCGATAACGACGATGCCATTGGCTCAATTGATTGGGAAGAAATTTTCTAACAATGCGAGTTGAGGTTCATTTTATTGGCAACCAATTTGTTGCTTATGATGAACAAGGCAACCAAATTAAAGATCGACGTATCCTCGAGCAAATCAGTTTTGATCAAATGCCAGGATTCAAAACTTCATACTACGTAGAAGTGGCCAGTAATCCTTCCCCTCAGCAACAACTAGATATACATATTAACACAAACATAGATTGAGGTAACAATGGCTTATAACAGAACATTCAATGCCGAGGAAAAGGCACGTCTTAAGAAACTCATTGATGAAGGTTGCCAAGTGCAATACGAAATTGATACTCTTAAGGAAGGACTTAGAGATACTGTTACTGCCATTGCTGAAGAAATGGATATCAAGTCAGCAACATTAAATAAAGCTATCAGAATTGCGCATAAGGCTAAATTCACTGATGAGCGTAATAACTTTGATGAGCTTGAGACCATCTTAGAAGCAGTTGGTAAAACACTTTAATTTCAAATGGGGGATTGACTATCCCCCTATTTTAATATATAATTACTTGGTAGTGCGTCAGCCGCAAATGATGCTTGGAGATAATTTAGATGAGTTATGTGGATGCCTTTCACCACAAGGACAAGGATATTGTCTTTGTTGTTGAACGTGTAAACGGGCAAAGAATTCTTGTAGAACATAAGCCTGAATATAATTTTTATGTTGCAGACCCTCGAGGCAGTCATAGAAGTATCTATGGAGAGCCCGTTGCAGAAATGCGTTGTCGCAACATCAAAGACTTTAGAAAAAACGTAGCAATCAATCGCTCAAATAAGACATTCGAAAGCGATATCAAGCCAGTAAATAAAACGATCGCTAAACACTATACTGGCGCAGAAACACCAAAACTACAAACAGCATTCTTTGATATTGAGGTGGACTTTGATCCACAGCGCGGCTATGCTAGCCCCGAAGAAGCGTTTATGCCTATTACAGCAATTGGCGTATACTTAGATTGGATGGACACTATGGTCTGTCTTGCTGTGCCGCCCCGCACACTTAGTTGGGAGCAAGCGCAAAGTATTGTGTCAAACATGCCCACAGTTATACTGTTCAAGACGGAAAAGGAAATGCTAGACACATTTCTAACGTTAATTGATGACGCCGATATTGTCAGTGGCTGGAACAGCGAAGGCTATGATATTCCATATGTGGTCCATCGAATTATTAAAGTTTTAGGGAAAAGCGAAACTCGTAGATTATGTCTTTGGGACCAATATCCAAAAGAGAGAACATACGAAGCATACGGTAGTGAGCGTGTAACATACGACTTGACTGGTCGCGTACACCTGGACTACATGCAATTGTATCGAAAGTATAATTACGAAGAGCGTCACAGTTATCGATTGGATTATATTGGCGAGATGGAAATTGGCGAACGTAAGGTTCCATATGAGGGAAGTCTGGATAGGTTATATAATCATGACTTTGAGCGTTTCTTAGAATATAACATTCAAGATACAATGCTGTTAGCCAAGCTAGACAAAAAGCTACAATTTATTGATCTTGCTAATACTATTGCGCACGACAATACCGTTTTGTTGCCTACAACCATGGGTGCTGTTGCAACCACTGAGCAGGCTATTATTAACGAAGCCCATCGCAGAGGATTTGTTGTACCAGACCGCAAGCGAGAAGAAAATACAGATACACAGGCTGCTGGTGCTTATGTTGCCTTTCCAAAGAAAGGTTACCATGAGTGGGTAGGCAGCATGGATATTAACAGTCTATATCCTAGTGTGTTCCGCGCACTCAATATGGCCGCTGAAACTATTGTTGGCCAGGTTCGTCTAGAGTATACGGAAAAAGAAATCCGCGATAAGACAACAGGTCGTTGGTGCGACGAAGATGGTTTGCCACTTAAAGCAATGAGCTTTGCTGATGCTTGGTTAGGTAAATTTGCGTGTAATGAGTATGAGCTCATAATGAACAAAGATACTAGCACAATTCTTCATTTAGATATGGAGGATGGCAAGAGTATAGAATGCACCGGCGCCGACATTTACAACTTGATCTTCCATAGCGGCCAGCCATGGAACATCAGTGCCAATGGTACTATCTTTAAAACAGACTTTCAGGGCATTGTTCCAGGTTTGCTAGAGCGTTGGTATAGCGAACGTAAAGAACTACAAGCCAAGAAGAAAGATGCTACTACACCCGAGGAGAAAGCGTTCTGGGATAAGCGTCAGCTGGTTAAGAAGATTAACTTAAACAGCTTGTACGGTGCTATTCTAAATCCGGGCTGTCGTTTCTTTGATAAACGTATTGGGCAAAGTACTACACTAACTGGTCGTAGCATTACTAAATTTATGGCGTCAAAGACCAATGAATTGCTTACAGGTTCATATGATCACGTTGGCGATTGCATTATCTACGGTGATACTGACTCAGTGTATTTTACTGCCGTACCAGCACTACCAAAAGACTCCGAGCTTGATTTAGACGGCGCAGTAAAACTATATGACCATATCAGCGATACTGTAAGTGAGGCGTTTCCTCAGTTCCTTAAGGATGCATTTAATGTACCACCACAAAACGGCAAAGTTTTAAAAGCTGGTCGTGAAGTTGTTGGCCGCGCTGGACTGTTTATTACCAAGAAGCGTTACGCTATTAACTGTTGGGATATTGAAGGATATCAACCCGAAGGCGGTAAGTTAAAGATTATGGGCATGGAGATCAAGCGCAGTGATACTCCAGAGTTTGTGCAGGACTTTCTAGAAGAAGTTCTCAACGATGCACTAAGTGGCAAATCTGAAAAAGAAGTTATTGAAAAGATTCGTGCATTTAAGAAAGAATTCCAAAGCATTGAGCCTTGGAAGAAAGGCATGCCTAAGCGTGTAAACAATCTAACAGCATACACTAAAAAGATTGAAAAGGCTAAACAAGTTGATAACAATCTAAAACTGAAACGCCTTAACGATCTCAAAGAGGAATCTACTAATAATACTATCCCTGGACACGTTCGTGCAAGTATTAATTGGAACGAGTTAAAACAAGCAAACGGTGATCAATACAGTATGAGTATCACAGATGGTGCCAAAGTAATTGTGTGCCGCTTGAAGAATAACCCAATGGGTTATAGTAGTATTGCGTATCCAACAGACGAACTTAACTTACCGCAATGGTTCAAGGACTTACCGTTTGATGAATCAGATATGGAAACAGCAGTCTTAGATAAGAAAGTGCAGAACGTATTAGGTCAGATGGGTTGGGAGATCGAACGTGCTAACGATAGTGAAGCACTACAAGAATTTTTTGAATTTTAATCTGAAATCTTGGCAAGATTATCATTGACAAATCTAAATATATCAACTAAACTAACATATTATATCAGGAGTCTCTATGGCAAATAATTACATCAAAGACACACTTAAAGATGTTCTAAAACATACACACAGTCTAGGTATCTTTGAAATGGTTAAAATCTCAGGTACACTAGAAGAAACAAATATTGAAACTGTAGACGCAGAAAAAACTGTTATCTTCAAAGGAAAAACAGTAAATCCTGTTGCAGACTTTGTTGGCGCTACAGTTGGTCTCAGTCGCATGAGCGTTCTAGATGGCTACTTAAAGTATCCAGGGTTTGACGACGAAGCGGCAACAGTAGCAGTTACTACACAAAACCGCAACGGTGAAGACGTACCGGTTGAGGTAGCTTTCACAGCGGCCGATGGTACTGATGCAAACTATCGTTTCATGTTAGCAGATGTAGTCAATCAACAGCTAAAGGAAATTAAATTCAAGGGTGCAGAGTTTAATGTTAACATTGTCCCAACTGCTAAAAATTTGAAGGACCTTAGCTACTTTAATAGTGTACTAGGCGCATTTGAATCTAGCTTTAGTCCACGTACAAAAGACGGCAAGTTATATTTTCATATTGGCGATGGCACTAGTGATCGTACAAAAAT